TAGCTGATACACCAAAGTCGAGACCTGAAAAACTATAGCCATAACCAACTTCGGCATAATCGCCCTCAAAGTCTTCCCCAAACTCTCCATATTTAAGATAGAAGCCTTCGTACTCTGCGGTTATAGCACTAAAAGTATAGTCTTGTTCTTCCCATCGACCGATACTGTGCTCTACTGATAGGAAGCCATAGCTAGCTCCTAGATTAACTTCTTCATAGGTTTCATCAAAATCACCGGTATAGTAGTAACCAGTGGCTCCTACAGAAACCGAAAGATCTCCTAAGTCAATACCATAACTACCATACACATCTACTTCTGCACCATCTCCAACGTCTGCTGCCCAGATACCTGCGCTTAGGTTTCCCTCGGATACATCTATTCCTGCACTTATTGAATTAGTGTGTTGGTAAATACCACGATAATGGTACTGTGTGGCGTACCCTATGTTTGTTGAAACGTCTACTGCTGATGCAGAGGCGCTCAACATTGCTGCTAGTGTTATTACTTTATATTTCAATTTTCTTCTCCTTTTACAATCCTAACTCATTCTTTGCAATAATGTATTGTTTTACAAAATCAGATCGTACAATATCTTCTACTTCAAATTCTATAAACGTGAATCTATCCATGAGTTTAAGAACCTTGATAAAGTCCTGTAGTCCATTTTGTTTTAGATCTGCTTGTCGAAAGTCTCCGCAGAATATAACTCTACAGTTCTCTCCTATACGAGTAATTATAGAATCTAGTTCGTGAAAAGACATATTTTGACACTCATCAATAAGAATTACTGCATCTCTAAGTGTTATGCCTCGAATAAACGAAGTAGTCATAAAGTGTACTAATCCCTGTTTTTTTAATATCTCATACGCATCTCCACGACTAAATAAGTCATTAGAGATATCTTTATAAGGTTCCTCGTATACAGCACTCTTTTCTTTCTCAGTACCCGGCAAGAAGCCCATGTCCCGTGTAGGAACAGCACTTCTAATAATTACTAGGTTTTGGTACTTACCTTTGGACATATCATCATATGCTAAATAGGATGATATAAAAGTTTTACCTGTGCCTGCTAATCCGTGTAGTACAAGATTTTTTTTAGATTCGAATGCTTTAAGCTGGTTTCTGGTTAAAGGTTCAATTTCTTGTAACTCTAAGCTAGCTCCTGAAAGCGTTTGTTTGCGTCTTTTAGCCATATTATACTTTTCTTTTTGAGTCTTTGAGTTTCGTTTCCGAATACTCGTAAAGCATCCATGGTATCCCATGTAAATGCAGTATCCCTGCCCAGTCGTATCCATCACTAGGGGGTCGTGGAACTGTAAAAGGGCTTCTATGGCCTTTTACAGTTATAAGTGACGCACTTTGTTTATTAGTCACTTTATCTATGTGCAAGTATTTTAAGTGTAAGAATTTAGTCTTTTCATAAATAAAGGGAATTCCGTTACTGTCTATAAAATACTTAGTACCCTGCTTTAAAATTCCGTTATGCGATGTGACAGCTTTATTCAAAGGATACAACTCAGGGTAAGGTGTTTGAACTCTGCGAATTCCTAAAGTTTTACCGACCTGGTTTCTATCGTCTACACATCTTCCTTCTATAAATAGTAAACCGTCTGCTCTTTCCCACTCTTCGCTGTATAGCAGAAATAAGGGGAAAGAGACCTTATGCACTGTTTTATAGGTTATCACCATACATTTTCTCGAACTTACCGCCAGAGTAGTCTTCATGTATAATCTCAAAGTCACACCCTACAGGCACTCCTGGTATAGAAACTCCTCGATTCATTTGAATATACTTAGTTAGTTGTGCCATGTACTCATCAATTTCATCAATAGGTACTTCTGCTAATATGGAATCGTGTACTAAAGCAAAGATTCTGGCTTTTTTATTGTTTGCTTTAATCCATTCGCCCATGTCTATAGCACCTAGTAGGTTAATATCAGAAGCAGCAGACTGCACCAGAAAATTAAGACCAGACCTAATGCTATGGCTCTGAATGCCCGAGTCTGTCGATGCAACATTGGGTAATCTCCTTTTTCTACCGAAGTAGCTATATATAAATCCATTTTGTTTAATGAACTTTTTGTTATTTTCAATCCACTCTTTTAGCTTGTGAAACTCGGTAAAGTAGTCATCAATAACTTCTTGAGCCTCATTTCTAGTAAAAGGTTTTCCGCTGTCTTTTGTAACTTGTTCACTAATTTTATTAGCACCTGCCCCATACATAATGCCAAAGGTTACAGCCTTGGCTGCTTGTCTTTGCATACCGTACTCTTTTGCAACATCTTCGGCTTCGCAAGGTAGCTTAAATACTTTCTTTGCGATCTGTGAATGAAAATTGCCTCCTGCACGGAATACGTCCATAAGAGCCTTATCATTTGCTAATACTGCTGCAACATACACTTCTGCTGTTGTTAAATCCATTGCTACAATTTTGTGCCCAGGAGCTGCTTTAATACATCCCTTTACAATAGGGTTATCTCTAGGGAGCTGTTGCATATTAAGCTTACCAGAAGAGCTAAGACGGCCAGAAGTTGTACTATGGAGGTTGAAACCTGTACGCAATCTGCTATCTTTATCCAACTGTGGTATGATCTTGTCCAGATAAGTATTTTTAATTTTAGATTTTTGTCTGATGGCAAGTATAAGTTGTGGAACTTCGGACTGCGTTGCCAACTCTCCAAGAACTTCAGCGTCTGTAGAATTTGCTCCTGTACCAGTTTTTTTGCCAGTAGGAGTGAGACCGATAAAGTCGAACAAAAGACTGCGAAGTTGAACAGTACTATTAGGATTAAAATCTTTTCCATTTATTTTCTCGAATTTACTAATCGCAGGGTGCTTGTATAGCTCTATAACAGCATCATCAATTTGATCCTGCATTAAGGTTTGAGACTTTATAAGTCTTGGTATATCAAAAGGCACTCCGTTATCTTGAATGTCTGTAAGAAACCTACATCCTGGTATAAGAATGTTTTCGTACACTTTAGCAAGACGTTTATTTTGTTTAATTTTTACGAACTTCTCATATAACAAAAAAGTTACTACTGCATCTAAGGCTGCATAATCTTTCATAAGATCAAAAGGAATTGAATCCCAAGTGAAGTCATTTTTAAGTATGCCATGCTCTTTACGATAAGTATCCATCCAAGCATACATACCTTTCTCATAATCCCCGTAGATTGTATACTTCATAGCTAGCTGTTTTAAGCCATGAGTGCCGGGGTTTTCATCAATAAGGTAGTGTAGAAGCATAGTATCTTCAAACCGTGGAAACTTAAAGTTAAAGTGGTACTCAAAGAATGCTATATCAAATTTAGCATTATGGAATATGACTATCGTATTATTAAACAGTGTTTGTAACAATGCTTCTGTACGCTCATCAAAACACTCGGTATCTATATAAACCCCATAATCTCTTTCATAGCTGATGGAGATTCCTAACATATGTCCATCACGGGGGTATAACCCAGTAGTTTCGGAATCTAGTGCTATATAGGCGGGTCTACTATTAATACATCTACACAGCCACTCGTTGGCCGTGTCAGTATCTTGAATACCTATTGCCTGTTCTGGGCGTATAATTGTATCTTGTTTATCTTCGGTTATATATTCTACAATAGATTTTACACTATCGTCCCATGTACGTTGTGCTTCGGGCTTGAAAGCAAGCATAGCGGGGTTAATAACAGGCAAGAACTTTTCATCTACTAGCTTACCTGAATATTCTGTAACAGAGTTTAGTTTTGTAAAGTATTTAAGTGCATCACTGCCAATTAAGATTACCCAATCGTAATCATCTGTATTAATTTCAATGTCGCAGTCTCGTTTTAATACTTTTTTTAAGTTTGGATCAGAACACAATTGATATTGATCAAAAGCGAAGGTGTCGTCAAACTCTTTTTTATAATTTGTTTTACTTGGTTTAGTTTCTACTAATGCAACTTTAGGCATATAATTTACTCTTTAATTTTTGAACTGTTTGTAAAGGTAGTGCCCCAGGGTCTTTATTCGTGAGGCATATATTTCTATGAGGTAAACCTATTTGTTCACACATCTCTTGTACTCTTTCTGATGCATGCTGTCCTGCATCATCTCCATCAAAGAAAATATCTATACCGTCAACGCCTTGTATAGATAACATTCTTAGCTTATCTTCATTTATATTTTTTGTGCCAAACGTACAAACTGCATTCGTTAGTCCTTTATCTTGCAGATTAAGCATATCATATATACCCTCTACTAGAATAATTTTACCCTGTATGGGTACTACTATAGGGAATAAAGGCATCTTTGCACCCGTAGGCGAGATCATATACTTAGGCGTTCCTCCTGTAGTATGACGACCATTAAAAGCTACTATACGTCCTGAAATATCTCTTATAGGAAAATTGATACGTCCTATAAAGTCTGAATCAGAAGATTGAAATGCTTCAAACTTTTTATAGGTTTCTGGTTTAATATCTCTCCAGCTACCTTCGTATGTCATAACATTTTTGGGAAAAGACAAACCAATACTTTCAGACCTCTTATCTTTAATTTTACGTTTAAGTAGTTCTCGTCTTAGCTGTAATTGATTTGCCTTTTCCCCAAAATGCGTAAACACATTACCTTTGTACTCACAAGAAAAACATTGAAATATGCCTGTGATATTATCAATACGCATACTAGGGTTTCTATCCGCGTGCTCAGGATTTAGACAGCTTACTAAAAAGTCAGCACCCTTAGGTATGAAATATATGTCACGTTGTTTAAGTAGTTCTTCTACTGTCACCGACCAATATCCTTTATATTTTCTTTACTAATTACTTGATAAGCACCTTTATTGTATGCAGGTGCAATTGTGTATTTTGAATCTAACTTAGGTCTAATACTAAGCGTTGTGCTTGTTCCTGATACATCTGCAGATTTATACTGTTTAGTATCTCTACGGTACACATCAGTTTCTTTTAAGGGCTGAAACTTGGGCGTGTATCGTTTTGATGTAAGTAAGGGCTTTTTCTTTCTACCGGAGCTAGTGTGTCGTAAACTACCAAATGTAAGTGCCAAATACTTGTCCTCTATTTATTAAACATAATTATACTAAAATTTCAGTTCAGTGTCAAGAACTATTTTTAGATATCATTTATGTCTTCACCAGTTTTATGGGTAGAATCATCTTTCTCTTGGGGCGTTAATGCAGTCTCGGGTCCGATTTTTAATGTTTCCCAGTCTACAGTGGAGGTGAAAGAACGCATTGAAGCTGAACGCATCTTTACACAATTGAAGGTCATGCATCCATCTTCGTGATCCCACGTTTCTAGGGCATAGGCCGCATCTGCCGCATCAAGAATACCTTTAGCAAAGCGTGCTTCACCAGTTGCATCTGTTTGATATGGAGATATTACTGTACAATCATACTCTTGTGCCATTGACTTTAATGCTTTACTTACTTCTATCTGCTCAGACCAGTCGTATTGACGACCGGGAAGAGAAGACCGTTTTACTTGATTTATATAATCCACAATGATAACTCCAACATTCAAGGCTTTGACTTTTTTGTCAAGTTCTGCACGAATCTTAGAGAGTGTAAGAGATGGTTCATATATAACATCTAACTGTTGAGTCGGGAGGAGCTCTCCAGTCTTAAGTTTAGAATGAAACATATCAAAATCACGATGTGTTCTATACTCTTTCAAACGGTCTTGTCCATTAGTAAAACGGTTTGCCCACCAACCAGCAACCTTCTCCCACTCTGTAACACTAAGATTCTTAGTACGCATTCGTGAGAAAGGGATGTCTGTAGCGATGGAACAACATCTTTGCAAGATAGATCGACTATCCATTTCTATTGTGAAATAGATAGCTGATTTACCAGATTCATAAACATTGTTTGCAATGTTAGCACATATAACAGACTTACCCGCTCCTCGTTTACCGCCTATCATCACCAGATCTCGCGGAGAGAACTGGATATCTATATCGTATTCTGCGTTAAGACCGAGGGGTATGTACTTGGCTAAGTCTTCTTCTGGCTCGAACAGGTCAATACGTTGCATACTTTCCTGTGGGTCTTCAAGATCAACTTTATCTTCAACATCTAAAACGATCTGATGCAGGTGGTCTACCGACTCTTGAGCATTCTCAAATGATATAGAGTTTTCAACATAATCTTCTAGCGAGTCCAGAATTTCTTTTTGGGTGTACTCGTTCTTCAAGTACTGAAGAAGCATATAAGGATCTGATTCAGCCTCAACAGCTTCAACAGCATATAGCTTCTCTCTTGTACTTGAATCCCGAATCTCAAACTTTAAGTCATCAATCGTGGGCATTTTATGGAACGTTTCACAGTGTTTATCAATAACATTGTAAAGACTGTGATACTCGCTAGGTAAATAATGCTTGTGCGTAACACTCCAAGTCTCGAAGTCTTGTAGTGCAAGCACTTGCTTTATTAAAGCACTAGCGATGTTCAATGAAAGTCTCCCGATTTCAGATTATAAAGTAGGGCAAACCCCAAAAAAGGAATGCCCTAAAAGTAACTAAGAAAGCATTAAGCAGAAGCTTTTTCTTTCTTAGAAGCGCCATCATAGTCAGCAGCTGTAAGGCCACGACGAGTTAGCATAGTTTTAACACCGCGAGCTGTTTTACCAATTGACTCAGCAATTGCTTCAACAGTCATTCCACCGATATCGCTTAACTCAGCCAATGGATCTTCTTTAGAAGCGCCTTTGGTAGTCTCCTGACGGGGGATAGCGTCAATGTCGCCAGAACGTAACAGACTAAGAGCTTTGCCGCGAATAGAATTCACAGTTCGACCTAGTTTATCTGCAATTGCTTCAACGAAAGCACCGTCTTGTACCATAGATACAAAAGTTTCTTCTTCAGCAGGAGAGTACGTGCGTACAGCTTCTACTTTAGGAGCAGGTTTAACGTGTGAAGTTAGTTCCATAGACAGAATCTTGCCTTGTATTGACTTAGCAGAAAAATGACCATCTTCAAAATGACCAGCAATCTCAGCGTAAGTATATACACCGCTATTGTCTTCAACAAAGGCAGCAAGAGTGTCTTCTTGGTTATCTGAGAAAGCGCGGGTAGCACTGGCAGACGCCAATTCTACATCAAAGCCCATCTTACGCAACTTGCTTGAGATGGATCGAGTAGAGGTTTCAAGGTCAACAGCTGCTTCCGCAACAGTGCCTTGAGAGACGGGGCTTTCGCTCCCGACAAATTCAGTTAATTGAGCAGTACGCTCTTCAGTCCACTTAGGTAAGGACATAGTTTTATTCTCCGGTTAATTCTAAAAGGTTAGTTATGATTTGAACGCCAGCATCTCTGGCTTTCGTGGTTTTAGCAGATTCTACTCCGCTTTCGTTTACTAGGATTGTGACATCCTTTGTCAAACTAGTTTTAACACCATAACCTAGTCCTTGTAGAACTTTATGAGCCTCGGCTTTGCTTTTATAAGAGATAAGTTTACCACTTATGCAAACAACTCCGTGGGTTATGGGTAGTGCCTGAGTTGCCTCAAACTTGAAACTAAACGGTAGCATACACAGTTGGTAGTATTCTTCGTCTAACCACTTACATAAACTATGTGCAGACTTTTCACCTAGACCAGCTTCACGACACTTGTCGTAGTCTATTTCTTCTATGTCAATACAGACTTTTGACAATTTCTCGGTAGCTGTTTTGCCTATTAGTGGAATACCAAAAGCGGGTAATAACACGTTTAGAGGTGCATCAGTAGATCGCTGTATCTCTTTATAAAGTTTTTCTGCTAACTTGATAGAGCCTAGACCTTCGCATAAGTCTTCTAAAGATAGAACATACAACTCTTCTAAAGACTGTATATCTAACTTTTCTACGGATGCAGGGCCTAACCCTTTAATTTTCAAGGTAGTTGCAAAGTGTTCTATTAATTTTGATACTTTGACGGTACATGATACGTTTCTACAATACAGAAGATAGTTGACCTCTTCTAACACCGAACTGCACGAAGGGCAGTTAATTGGGGCTTCAATTGTGGTCATTGTTATTCCTCTGAATTTGAATAAGTATTATACTGAACTTTAGGGTTTTTGTCAAGATCTATTTTTTGTAAGGTAGCAATCAATGTATGCGTCTTACAACGCGAGGTATGATCTCTCCTGAACGTATAACTTCTACTTGACACCCAATCTCCAAATTTAGTTCTCTAATATATTCAATGTTGTGTAGTGTAGCCCTAGATACAAGTGCATCGCCTATAGTAATAGGCTCTAAAACTGCTACTGGACTTACTACACCACTTTTACCTACCTGCCAAACTACATCTTGGAGGGTGGTCTCTACGCCTGTCTTCTGCTCTTTCAAAGCGAAAGCGCCTCGAGGGTGTTTA